GATCTGTTCACCCACCAGTCAAGCTGGAATCGGGAGACGTAATTTTTGGTGTCAGGGTCGCGGCTCTCTCCGAGCCAAGCCGTGACGTGCGCGTGCCCTTCGATGGCCGTGGCCAGCGCACTTGCAATCGCGCGCGTGACGGCTGATCCTTGGGAAGGGTTCGCGTACACCTCGACCTGCAGGGTGAAGCTGTCAATGTCCGGTCGGTCGCTGATGTAGTTCTCTGGCGTGCCGGAAACCTGCCGCCAGACGGCATAGGGATAGGCCACGTCCTGCGGGGCCATGCCGAAGAGGTAGAAGCGCAGTGGGCCAGAGCCAGACTTCAGAAGCGCCTGCACTGCGGGCACGTTGACGGCGGAGAAGATGGGCGGCGTCATGTGGAGCCGCCTTGCTTCTTGATGATCTTGTCGAGCTGCAAATCGAGTTGGGTCACAAAGGTGTCTGTGGCCTTGCCGATGTTCTGCTCAAGCGCCGGCTGCAGGTATGGCTCCGCGCGCATCTTCTCTGTGCCGAGTTCGACAAGGTGCCAGTGAGGGGTGTTGCCCTTGGCTCCTGTGTCCGGGTTGCCCTTTGGGATTCGCCCCTTCTCAGTGCCAACCCCGACGCTGATTTTCAGGTCTCCGGTCTGCTTGAGGTATCTGGAGCGGAACCGCTGGGTCACGTTGTCGGCGATACGTCGGCCGGTGTCCTTGTCATCGATGGAAAGGGCGTTTTGCTTTGCGGCATTGGCGACCACGCGCGCGGCCGATCCCAGGGCAGAACGGCCCGGCTTCTTGCGCAGCTCCACGGGGATGGATCTCAGCTTCTCCAGGATCGGATCCAGCCCGAGGATGGAAAACTCAACAGCCATCTTGCGCCCCCCGGCTGATCGCCTTGTGCTCCTCGAACCAGTCGATGGAGCGCCGAGCATTGCGGTAGTGCCTGAACGTCGGGATGCCGGCTGTCCAGTGCAGGATCTTCGCGCCGGCATCGTCTTGGCCTTCGTCAACCATCACGTTCCAGTCCGGCGGCAGCTCTCCGATGTCTGCATCATCTAGATCAGCGAACGTCAGGAGACCCAGGGTCGGAGCTTTTGCGAGCGCATCCGGAGTGGTATGCCACCAGGCCGGATGACCGCAGTTGAAGAGCATCACGCTGGCCCAGTTCTTCCGCGCGTAGTTGGACTGGTCGCACTCCATGTCGGTGCCGACGTATTTTCGGGCGTGCTGGCTTTGGTAGTCGGGGTGCTTGACGACCTGGACGGCCTTCGACTCATCGAATTCAGCATCCAGCTCGGCAATGTCGCCCAGGCAGATCATGTCGCAGGCATCCACGAATATCGCGCGGCCTTGACAGCCCATGAGGTGAGGCACGAGGAAGCGTGAGACCGTGAAATTGTTCGTTCCCTCTGGCAGCCCCATGGTGGACAGCGGCATGATGGAGACCGGCTGGCTTGCGCGCTTGAGAACGCTGGACACGAAGGTGTGGAAGCCCACCGATTCGCGCGGGTCGAATCCGCAGAAGAGATGAATCATGATTTCACCGCCTCCAGCCTGAAGTCTCGGACGTTGCGGCCGGCAGGATGGAACTGCGTGACGTGCTCCTTGACCTTCCTGAATCCTGCAGCCTCCACCTTCGGCGCCAGCGTGCTGAAGGTGTAGGACCAACGGTGCAGCATGAAGGGGTCTTCAAGCCTGTCATCGCCGAAAAGGCCCCACAGACCCAGTTGGTCTGGGTGCTTACCAGTTCTTGTGCGCCCACTGATGATGTTCTGGCAGCACTTGATCAAGTCGGGAAGCTCCAGCACCAGTTTGCCGCCCGGGGCCAGCAGCCGATGCCACTCCTTGAGCGTGGCGCTCAACTCCCACGGCAGCAGATGCTCCACCAAGTGGATGGCCATCACCTCCGATGCGCAGCCATCAGGCAGCGGGATGTCGTTCGCGTTGGCCACGATGTCCGCAGCCGTGCGCTCCGCCACCGCGTCCACGCCAAGGTAGCCCGGCAGTTTGCGCCCGCCACAACCGATGTTCAGCTTAATCTGCCCAGCAGGTATTTCCATGCTTCTCTCGCTTCGTCAGGGCGCCAGTTCCACCAGGCCAAGGACCTGAGAAACTGGAGCCGTTCATGTTCTGTGGGGCTCTGGTTCGTTTGGTACAGCGCCAGCGCTGCGCCGTCTTCGCACCTCACCGGGACCCCTGCAATACAGGCATCAACCGCGACATTCGAGTGCCTGCAGACCACCAGCGAGATGCCCTGTAGCGCCTTTTCAATCGGCCCGGTTGAAGTCTTGACGCCGCCGATGGCGTCCCGCTCTTTCTTCGGCCGGAACAGCACTGCATGCCCTTCTTGCCGCAGCTTCTGGATCGTCTGCCGCTCCCAGTCGCCATGCCTCAACCCCAGTGCCTTTGAACTCTTCAGTCCCAGCCCGACAACCAGTACAGGCCCCTTGCGCGCGTCGTGGCGCAGCTGTATGCCTTGCGAGTCCCAACGCTCGGCCGGCTCGCTTCTGAGCCAAGCCTGAGGATGGTCATGGTCGATGCTCACGCGCATCGCGCCGTGTGCCCTGCCCCAGTAGCCCAGATCCCAGCCGATGCAGTGGCCTCCCTTGCGCAGGTGCTCCATCCACCATTTGCGCCTCACCAGGTGCCCCATTCCGTAGGTCATCAGCAGATCAGAATCTCCCCGGTAGACCGTTCCGACAGTGACTGGGATTGGCGCCGCAGCGATCATCGCCTGAAGCATCCTGGCGCCCATGGCGCACATGCTCGGGTCGGTCAGGATCTCAGCGCGCACAGCACCTCTTCATATCGTTTCGGGGCTTTCTCGATAGGCAGCGCGGCGCGCAGGAATCTGCTCTGCACCTCTGCCCGCGTTTCTCTAGGCGCCAGCCAGTCCAGCGACATCCTCAGTTGCTCCACATTGGTAGCCCAGTACTCGGCGCCACAAGCTGTCTCGGTGTAACCATCCTCAGGAGCGCCAATGAATGGCGTTCCTGAGCCGTGGGCGTTGGCCAGTTTCACATTCGATTTCCACCTGGCCTGCGGGTAGCCGTTCCAGCCGTCGCCTCTCAACGCCAGCACCACATCAACATCTGCCAGCCGCGGCGGGTTGGCCAAAAAGCGCGCGCCGATGCGCCGGCACTCGGCTTCAATGGCCGGGCGCCAGCTCTGAATGAATTTCTCGCTGCCTTCGTAGCCGATCACCTCTATCTGCTCACGGATGGGGTTGATCTCGATGCCTGGGCGGTGGTGGTGGTAGATCACCTCACCATGCCCGGCGTCCTCTTGCATCCGCGCGTTCGGCCAGATCACCAGATCGGGCTTGAGCCGCGCAACCTCGGTGCGCAGCCAGCGCAAAGACTGCTGCCGATCCCAGCCAGAACACCCAGGCTGCGGATAGGCGTCCACGCAGTCCCACGCCCACGGCTTTCCGCTTCTGCGAATCGTCGCCAGCAACTGGTCGGGGATGCGCTTCACGGCCACGATCACATCCGCTGCAGCACACTGCTCCAGCGTCGCCATCGGCGCGGCCACTGCGCCCAGGGCCTGCGCCATCTGGACTCCACGGATCTGCCAGCTGCCCGACGTCCCCTTGCCCGCGAACAGAATCCTCACAGCAGCCTTTCGAACGGCACGCCGGCCGAGACTTCATCCAACGTCCACTGCGCCCAGGCCATCCGCCGGAACATCTCCTGCCGGCCGGCGTCCGTGTTGTTCTGAGCGCCGATCCAGTCGGGCATTTCGGAGACCACCGGGATACCCCACATCAGCGCCTGCACAGCAGCTCCACTACCCCAGGTCACAACGCGCCCGCAGTGCGCCAGATCCTCGCGCAGCAGCTTTGCGACGCCGCGCCCAGGGTGATGCCGCACGCGGCCCGGAAACCGCGCCTGCGCGCTCGTCAGCCAGTCACGTGGATAGCAGTCGGCGCGCTCCCAATGCCGCGCTGTGGCAGCAGGACGGTTTCGCCTTCTGTTCGCCATGGATGCAGCTCAACGCCAAGCCAATCCCATCGTTCTGCGCCGCCCACCGGGAACATCCCAGCAGTGTTATGCCTGTCGCGCGCCAGCGATATCCATCGTCTGCCAGCCAGGCCGTTTCCCCAGGCTGCGTTCTCAGCCACCAGAACCTGACCATATCTGCCAGCTATCTGGTCAACCTGGCCAACCCTGTTCCAAGTCACGAGCACATCGCGCGCTCCAGGGGCGGGGCTGATGCCATGCCGAACCGTGAACCCATGCCGCTCCAAACCCAGTCGGAACGCCTCGATGCGCTCAGGTATCGAGTACCGCAGATTGAGCCAGGCAGTCTTCAAGGTCGCCGAACGGGTATGCCAGCAGATGTGATCCTGGCGTGCAGTTGATGATCTCCACCCCTGCCGGCCTGTAGGCTCGAAACTGGCGCTTGAACACCTCCATTCGTTCCGCTGTCGTCGTCTTCAGCGGCTTGGGATGGAGTCCAAAAAAATGCTGCCCTGGCGCGCGCATGTCGAAACCGCACAGCATGACTCGCTTCGCCCCCATGTGCACCGCAGCCATGATTCCCAGAAGCCCAGAGTTCGTGCTGCTGGCCACCGCCAGGCGCTCCACGCCTTCAATCTTCTGATGCGTAGGCGCGGCGGTGAACTTGCGTCCTGGCAGCTCTTTCGCTCCAGGGTGCTCGCCCCACCATGCCGCGTCCGTCGAAACCACTGCATCGGCCCACGGTGCCAGCCTGTAGGCGTCGCTCACCGCGACCACAAGGCCACGGCCGCTTACCGAATCAGCCAGCGCCTGAGACATGCTCGGGCCGGTTGCCAGCACAACCCAGGTCATTGACCTTGGCCGACTCCGCTGGAACAAGGGATGGTCATGTACTCCATACCTGACTCCCTGTCAGGCAAGAATCCTTCTGGGTTGTAGATCACATTTGCGGCTTTGCGGCGCAAATGCACAAACCGCATTGATGCAAGCAAATCATCGCGCGCGCGGATTTTCATCCTCGCAGTCACTTTTGATTGCGTGGCAGCCGACTGGATGAATTCGCGCGCCGAGAGCGCATCAATATCCGCCCAGATCGTGTCCACCTCCTGCCAAGCCATCAGGACCTCTCCGGTCTGCTGGTCTTGGATCACCTCGCCAGCACTGTCGCGCTGCTCAGCATAGGCCTCAATGCGGACGCGGTGCCGCAGCTTTCCAGATTCGAGCGCCATCAGGCCACCGTCGGCTTTCTGAGATCGTAGAGCTGAGTAAGGGCGCCAAGGCAAAGCCCATACCCATATCCATATTGCGATGGCACCGTGTACTCCTGAGATCCATCACGTTCCCGGTACAGAAATGCCACCTGCAGCAACGTCGCCATTTGCAAACGCTTCTTGTGGCGGTCCTTCAAACCGATGAGCTCTCCCTGGCTGTCCTGGAATGGGTCTCCCTCAGAGTCAAGCTCTAGGAATGAGCCCAGGTAGCTGACAACCATGGAGCTCGCAGCTTCGATCTTCAGGGCCAGATCAGCATCATCCGCATCGGTATCGCTGCGGATGTGGTCGCGCGCCTGCGCCAGCGTGACGAGCATCATTCTTTAATCCTCACTGGCGCGGTCTTGTCGATGCCGTTGCGGCCGTCTTTTCCGTCGCGACCGCCCTTGATAGCCAGCCTCCAAATCGGTCCTGCAGTAGGTTCGGAATCAGTGTCCTGATTGGCGATCCAGAAGTTACGCGCCCATGTCACCCCATCGCCCTTCAGGTATGAATCACCCTTCCTGTAAATCCCCTTGTCAACAACGAAAGGGATGTGGAATGTCTTCTCAACCACAGTGCCGGAACTTGTCTTTATGCCCAGTCCGAAATGCCTCGGGTCAGCTGGGTCCTGCATGATTTCGATGGCAGAAACACCTTCCACGATGCACTCCCAGCCCTTCATGCCACTGGTGGCCTCGAAGCTGCG